CCCTCCAAAATTAAGTTATTTTCCATGTTCCTATAATTTTAAGTGTCGTTTCTTTCTCTTCTTTTTTCTCTTCCTCTTTCTCTTCTTCTATCTCTTTATCTATCTCTTTATCTTTCTCTTTCTCTATCTCTACGTAACCGACTTGTAACTCTTGTGTAACATTGTTACGCATTTCGGCTGCTTTTTTAGCTCTGCATCGCCTCATTCTGCCGGCTGCGGCTGTTTCTGACCCCGTGTTACTTTCGGCATCTTTAAGCGTATATTCGACTTCATCTATCTGTTCGAGTAGCCCTGTCTTGATTAAGTAGTTGACGGTGATTTGTACGTTCTCCGTGTCCTCGTCAATGTCCATAGCCAACTCGGAAACGAAGTCATTATCGAGTCCGTCGTAATAGAGTTTGCCGTTGTCCTTTAGCGACCGGCACAACATTTTGAGATAGATAATTGTGAGGGTATCGCCCCCGGCTATTCGTCGGAGCCGCTTTATTTCCTTGCGTGAGAAGAAGTCGTTTTGAAGTTTTAACCAGTAGTACCGTTTCTGCCCTTCTGCCATTCTTTTGCCCTGTAACGGGTTCGGGCCGGGAGTTGCTCCGGCCCTTTCTCCGCTTCCTTTCCTAGTTCATCGATGCTGATAAAATCGCATCGTCTTTCTCTTCTTGCTCCGTCTTGATTTCGCCTGTTGCCGGGTCTACATTGTCCGGCACCGTTTCGGCCTCTGCGTCTATATAGTCCGTTTCGTCCGGTTCGGCGGTCATATCCGGTGTGATATTCTTCTTGATTGTTCCGTCTGCACTCATTTCCCGGACGAATTCGGTCTTTAACGGTGCGTATTTTAAGCACTTCTTGAGAACGGTCTTTTTCGCCATTTCGTCGAAGTTCTTAGCCCAAGGGCTGTAATTGCTTCCGTATGCTTGGCTGTACTTCTTAGCGTGATTCTTTACATCCTCGGCACTCATAACCTCGAATCCGTAACCGCCGTCCTTCGTATGGAATACGGCATAGTAGGCAATGACTGCCCCTCGATTGCTTGTAGCCGGTACATGCCGGAGTTTCGGTTCGAGTCCTAATTCATATTCAAATTCGTCGTTCTCGTGTACCTCGTGTGCTTGTATATCCCGGACCTCTCCGCTCCGGTACGCCAGGTCGATAAGGCCCTTGTATCCCAATTGGAATTGGCACTCGAGCGTGCCTTTATTCTTATACGGGATGAGGTATGCTTGACCAAGCGGCGTGTTCGGCTCTACGCCAAGTTGTGCCGCTTGCATCATCGCCCCCAGGAACGATTTCGGTGTGCATTGCTGTAATTGCGGATTGCTGCTCATGGCCGTAAGTACCATACGGGTGAATCTCTCACCCGTGATGACTGTCGGTAACGCCTTCTGAATTTGGTCGCCCATGCTTACGACGAGGTCCTTCATGCTCTTTACTCCGTCCGGTTTGTTGTTTGCTTTCGTTGTCATGATGCCGCCTTTTGTTGTTGCCATAATTGATTACCTCCTAAATTTTGAATACTCTTATCGGATTGCCTTGCTTGCTGTACTTTTCGTATACATCGGGCATTTCGGCTTTCAGCTTCTTGCTGTCGATTGTCGTTCTACCGGCTTGCGTCTTCCATGTGACTTTACGCTCTCCGGCGTAAGCGACTTCATGGTCGCCAAGCATGAGTTTGATGCCGTTCTTCTTGCTTTCGATTTGCTCCTTGATTCTGTCGGCCGCCTCGTTCAGCTCGTCAATTTCGGCGAGTAGCTCATCCGCTTCTTTCGGTAATGTGATACTGTCTGTTACGCCTCCCGGGAATCGTTCGGCCAAGGCCTGTGAACAACTCTTCGAGCCGTCTACGTCCGGCATGATGCCGCCTTTGACGTTGTCTTCCCAAAACGCTTTCTCGGCCTCGATGAGTGCCGTTATATCTTCTTCGTTCCTCGGTATTTCCTTCCATACGAAGTGATTACCGCCGATTAAGCAAGCGATATACCACTTTTCGCACCCGGTTACTGCCATATAGTGTTGGCATTGTAAGTAATACCCGTCGGGAACGTTATCGCCTTCCCATTCTTTCGCCTTGAAACCGTTGGCCGTTTTGCATTCCAGTCCGGCGTTTTCGCCTACGACCAGGCGGTCGACGTTAGCGAGCATGAATTCATGAGTAAGGCTCTGCATCATGCCGCATTTCCTCACCTTCTTCCCTGTCAGTTCGCAAAACCGGTCTGCCACGAGTTGCTCCAGGACGGTACCCCAATAGACATACTCGTTGTCGCTTATATCTTCCGGTTCGACTTGTCCGGTCTTTTCGAGCCATAACTGATACGGTGATTTCCAACGATTGATGCCGGCAATCGTGGAGGCATCGCTGCCCCCTATACCGATATTACGCATCGCTTCCCATTTCTTACGGTCTTGCATTTCTTCGACGGTCATGATTAATTTCGTGTTCATTGATTTCCTTCTCCATTTCTGCTACAATGTAGCCGTAAATTGAATATTTTTACTTTCCTTTGCACCGTGTCTGCTCTAACAGATGCGGTGTTTTTCTATTCGCCTTCATCGTCGGCCCCCAAGGTGAACCAACATTGTTTCTGACCGCACGGCCCTTGCGTATACGCATCACCTCGGTCGATACCCTGGTTACACGGGCATATATCGCATACCGTGTTCGGGTCCACGCCTTGCTTTTCCAGTTGTTCCCACGTCCAAGCGTCCATGGTTTCATTCCTCCTTTTATCCGAAGACAATAATCGTCATTACAATAGCGACGTATGTTATAAAAACTCCGATGCCTATCTTCACACCTTCCAGGACGGTGATTTTGAAGTCGTCTTCCGGCTCTTCAATCATCACCGGCCCGGCTGCCTGTAGTTGGTAATACCGGCTGTTAATCCATGCCGCCGGTCGTTGCAATTCTTTTTTCATTTGATTCCCTCCGAGGCTGCGAGTAATTCCTCGTTTATTATTTTGTTGATTTCGTCTGCACGAACGGCGATGACGGGTAAGGCATCGATACCCAGTTCCCGGAAATCCTTCCGAGTGATTTCCCATGCTTGTTCGCACTGTCTTGTCGCATAGGTTGCATCGGAAACGGCTGTCATGAATTTACGTTTTTGTTCCGTTGTCAGTGCCGGGATCCGAATCCCTACAGCGGCGAACATCGGCCGTAATCTGATAATCATTTGTTCTCTTGCTTTGTCTGCTGCTTTCGTGTAATTCATTTTTGTGCCTCCTACATGTCTGCCGTGAGTGTTAACAACTCACTCGCAAATCGCTTTATTTGCCCCTTGAGGGCTTCGTTTTGTTTCTCGAGTGCATTTACCTTTGCCCGTAGTGTTCGGCACTCTGTAGCCGAATATTCGGACTTTACGGCCAACAGGCTTTCGACTTCCTGGCGGCCGAACTTCACTCCGGGAATGTCGAGTTGATGAAGTTTCCCGGCGTTCCGCATTTCGTAAACGGCATTGGTTGAAATTCGGAACATTTTTGCGACTTCCTTAGCGGTCATGATTTCCATATTTTTTTGTCCTCCTTTATTTGCTTGTCAACGGCCCGGGCCATTCTTATAAGTACGCCGACGGTCTTCCAGGTCATCCGGCCTCGATGTCGGTTGTGAAAGGCCATAGCGATATGCCCTCGCAAGTGGTTTGCGTACCCTTCCGGGTCACTAGCCCAGCCGAACGATGTGCTTCTTTCTCGCATTCTCTTTCCCTCCTCCGCTTGTTTAACTTGTTAAACTCACTTTGTAAAAAAAATAGTCGGGACTTTTTTGTTAAGTGCTGTTGCGATTTTGGTTAAGGTGCTCGTTCTAACGACCTTTGCCGAACCGTTTTCTAATCCAACGATAAGGCCTCTCGCAACCTTTGCCCGGGTAGCTAGTTCGCATTGAGTCATTCCGGACTTTTCTCTAATTTCTTTTAAGCGATTGGGAATCCCCATAACCGCACCTCCTTTCAAGTTGAATACAGTTTAACATGTTTAACAATACCTGTCAACAATATTGAACAAAATTCTTGAAAATTTGTTCAATATGTTTTACAATTCAAATAAACGAAAGGATACTTGAATATGGATTCAATCGGAGAAATGATAAAAAAATACAGACAAGAACATGGGATGAGTATGGATGAGTTTGCCAGTCGATGTGGACTTAGCAAGGCTTATATTTCGCTTATTGAACGAGGGAAAAACACCCGTTCCGACAAACCTATTGTGCCTTCTATTGATACTGTGACGGCAATAGCCGATGTACTCGGAGTAGATTTGAACGTGCTATTGCGTTCTATGGGCTATGACGCACCGATGAATACGGTAATTACAATCGAGCCAGGATACGGAGACAACGGCTATTATATCGACGCTCAAACGGCTGAATATGCCGAAGAATTGCGGACAAACAAAGATTTACTAGCATTGTTCAGTGCAAGTCGCTACCTTACAAAAGAGCAAATGAAAGAAACGTATGACTATATAAAATATCTAAAATCGAAGGAAACTCATAATGACGATTAATATAATAAACGGAGGTGAATTTTATTGAAATTAGATAACTTTTCCGCTAGGTTTCGTTACGCTCTTGAACGTTCCGGACTCAAACAACGAGAGTTGTGCGAAAGGACGGGAATAAACCGTTCGTCCATTAGTACGTACTGGCGTGGCACGAGCGTACCGAAACAAGAATATTTGGAAAAAATCGCACAGGTCCTGGACGTGAGCCCGGCATGGCTTATGGGCTACGACGTACCGATGAAGACGGTAGTTATAATCGAGCCGGGATACAGAGGTAACGGCTATTATTCAGAACCGGATGCGGCTGCCCTTGCTGACGAGCTGCTTCATAACGAGGACCTCCGTGTGCTGTTCAGTGCAAGCCGGGATCTGACCGAAGAACAAATGCGAGATGCATATAAATATATTAAGTACCTAAAGGCCCAGAATAACGATGATAATTAACATAATCCTTTCTAATATTCCGCACGTAAAAGCTGCCACAACGCCGAATGATGACGGGTCCTATACAATCATATTAAGCAAATCATTGAACCGTGAACAGGCCCGTACAGAAGTATTGCATGAACTCGGCCATATATTCGGCAACGATTTCGATAAGGAAATGCAAGCCGACTTACTGGAAGAAATGATACGCCGCAGTAATATCATTCCGGACGAAACGGAAATAGAGTTTTACTGCCATGTGGTGTGAATCGGTTTATTTTTGTTCTCTTGTGTGCTAAGATGTGGTTAACGTACCCGTCACGCTTCTTATGCCGTAAGGCACTAGCGCACCAGGACGGGTCTTTTCTTTTATTTGGGTGTGATTATGCAAGCCAATATAACGACAAGAAAAAAGGACAACGCCTATCAAGTAATCGTATCGTATAAAGACGGTCGCAAATGGCGACAGCGGTCGAAACAGGGCTTTCGTACACAACGAGATGCCAAGGAATACGGACAGAAAATAATAGAAGATCTGAAACATATCGTAACCCCTATCGACTCCGATTTACGAGATGTTACGCTCCGGGATTTCGCCGTTATCTTCTTCGCCGAAAAAACAAACTTAACCTACAATACGCAAACCATGTACCGAAATGCGTTGAAAGCTGTTCCCGGACTTCTCGATATTCCGTTAAGGCAAATCACCCACGCCCAGGCCGTAACTGCTTTTAACTCGTTAGAGTATACGAGTAGCACGTATAACACGTATTTACGAGTGCTGACGCTCATAGCAAATTACGCAATTCGTCCGTACCGCATCATGTCCGAAAATCCTTTTAAGGCTATTCCCAGACGTAAGGCCGAACATAAAAAAATAGCCGTCTTTACAGACGACGAAATACAGACGCTTCTAAAATCTCTCGACAGGAAATATAAAGCGATGGTTGCTATCTCTTATTATACAGGCCTCCGGCTCGGCGAGGTCCTCGGCCTAACCTGGGCCGATATTAATCTTGACGCAAAAACGTTAACGGTCAACAAGCAGTTTGCCATGATTGGCAATCGAACGCTCGGTATTAAGCCTCCGAAATCGGCGAATGGATATAGAACAATCCCGATGCCCGGGCCGCTTTGTGACAAGCTCCGGGAATACCGTACCAGTGATTCGACCGGGCGACTCTTTCCGGCCAAGTCCTGTAAATATATCCCGGCGGCAATTCAAAGATACGTACCCGGCAAAACTTTCCATGACTTACGGCACACGTACGCAACAAAGCTACTTGCAAACGGAGTCGATATAAAGACGGTAGCGAGCTTGCTCGGCGACCATGTGAATACCGTAATCGGTACTTACGTACATTACACTGATGAGATGCGTAAGAAGGCGGCCCACGATGTCGACCGGATTTTTAATAATAATTTTTGACGATTTTGTTGTTCGTCACCAAAAGAACCGCATATAATAAGCCATTCTTGCTGTTTATTGCATTACATTTTATTATGCGAGTTTCGTTTTCGATTTTCACGCCATTTAATTATACGGCATCATAACACAAAAACAAAGCCTTGCGGCCGTCAAAACAACGCATAGAAAAATGTAATTTGTGTAGAATTTTTGCCGAATTTTTGCCGTAATAAAAAAAAGGCCCTCGTTATAAGGGCCTTTCCGTTTATCGTCTGTGTACTATTCATCCCACGCTATGAGAGTATTCTCATAGTCGTTTAATTCATCAATGCTGAACATCTGCCGGCGATTGATAAAGTATTCAATTACTCGGTAATCTCGCTGTCTGTCTTTGATTTCTAGCTTTACCGCATTATCTGATTCAACGACCTGTTTTTTTAATTCTTCAAACAGCTTGATTGCTTCCTCTTTGGTTTTGCAATCCCACGCATCCGCATTCTCAAACGGATAGCTTGCTGCAACGAAATATCTTGTTTCTTCCATTTTTAGTGCCTCCTTTATATCGTTTCCCATGTTTTCCCATCTTCTTTACGAGCGACGGGATTCAAAATAAACCCGTCTTCATTTACGCTATTGCCAATTTCAAGCGTTGTGCCTTGAAATACCTGTCGCATACTGGCTTCACGCTTCGCGGCTCGAAGGCTTGTAGCCTTGAGTTTTTCCGCTTGCCGGTAACTGCCGGCGTTCTGTAATTCGGCAAAATAGTATGCCTGTTTCGGCTGTTCCTTTCCGTATAGCCGTTCCATGCCCTCACGAGTGATAAGCCATACGCCGCCGGATTTGCGGCACTCTTCGCCGGTAAGTCTTCCAGAATCGCACGCCTGTTTAATTGTGTGAGCGGTACGGTGATACCGCTCGCTTGCTTCCTGGGTTGTCATAACATCTTCAAAGTTAATTTTCATTGTCCTAGGTCCTTTTTTGTTAACAATAACAGTGCCATAGATATAATAATTGTCGATAAAATTGATAGTAAATCTTGAGCCACGAAAGTTCGTACTACGCTTAACAGTAATAACGTTGCCATTAAAATTTTCATGATATATAATAGATATAGACAGGAACGGGGCTTGTTGCCCCGTCCTTGCTATTTGGGTTTGCCCTTTAAGACTTTGATGATTGTAATCGTTCCTGCCAGGATTCCAATTACATTAGCAATATCTTGAAGGGCTTTTTCTATATCTATCATCTGTTCACCTCCTCTCTATGATTATATTATAGCTTAATTCGTCTAATATTGCAAGCGATAAATATATATTTTTCTATACACAAACCGCAACGCTAAGCGATTTTTATTACTGCACCGCAAGCATAAAAAATAAGGCCCCCGATTATTCGGAGGCCTTTTTTGCTACCATTCTTTAACCGTGTACATAAGCGAACAGCCACGAACGCCCGTGCCGTCGGTGTGTATAATTCCTTCTACTCGCCCGGCTTGGTAGCCTATTGATAAATACGGCTTGCCGTCGATATATGTTCCCCCGGCTTTAACCTTGTGATTATTCCGAAGGTTGATTTTGTACACATCAACTTTCTGTTTTTCCTCGTCCACGGTGACGACCGTTCTATCCGACTTTGCTCGTGCCGCTGACGGGATCTGACTATCGTTCTTTCGGATAGCCTGCTCCGTCTTATCGGCGGCGGCATTTAAATTCGGTGCGGTCACATAATATGACACATTCGGTTTTGTCGTTCCATCGTGTATCCGTTCGATTTTTGTTACGATTTCAGTTGCTTCACGGTCTGAAACTCGTAAATCCTTTTTTACCGAATTTTTGTCCGTCGTGTCCGAAAATTGCATTCGTACAGGCTTGTCTGACGGCTGTTTTGCATGATTCACGGCAAAGTATATGCTGAGTAAACAAAAAGCCGTCAGAACGCAAAATAAGGCAAGTTTCAGCCACTTGCCCGTTTTTTCGTCGTTAAACGTCGGAAAATTCATCAATTCACCGCCTTTGCCTACTCGTACATGACATTTTCGTCGACATTCACGCCGTCGACGTTCCCGGATTCCGAATATTGCCAGATTTTTACGTTCGCATTCGGTTTATCGAGCTGCAAGTCGTTACGGCTAGAATATTGTGCGACCCAGAGCGGTACGTAATTCGGCAAGCTGTCTATATTCATACCGTTCATGAACATATCGTAACTTCCGTACAGTCCTACGTACTTGCCTGCGGCATTCATTCTGTTCACCCAAGCCATGACGACCGTCGTCAGTTCGTCCGCTCCGAGGCCCCGTTGTGCTTCGGTCTCCACGTCTAACCAAATACCGGCTGACAAGTCTACCCCGTCGAGATATGTATCTATAGCTGATAACAGCCAATCCGCTTCGGCTTCGGCTTCTTCGGTAGTCGTAGCTGTCGAGTAATAATATACGCCGAGTTCCATTCCGTGTGCCTTTGCTTCGTTAATGTTATGCACGAATAGGTCATCAAGATTGTGACCGTTTCCGGAGTATCCTATTCTGCAAATGCAGAAATCATATCCGAGGATTCTCGCTCGTTCGTAGTCCAACCCCTCTTGCCACGTCGATACGTCAATTCCGTATTTCATTTTTAACTCCCTTCTATTTCAGCGATAAAGTAAGCGAGCAAAATTAACAATCCGACTACTAACATTGTCCCGCCGGAAAGTATCAGCCTTATCGGCAGTATCAGGGTTTCATCTTGCCAAACCATCATCAATATTCCTATTACTATAGTTAATATACTTAAAACAGAAATCCCATAAACGACTTTACTCATCATTTTTGTTCTCGTCCTTTCCGCATTCATCGTTTTCCTTCCCCTCTTTCGTTCGTCGGCACTTGCGGCCGCTGTTGTTCTTCCAGTCGGTCGGGTATGCCGTTTCTGTTTCTATCAATAAACAACGCTAGGAATCCCGAAAAGGCGACAAGTACGGGCGGCGTGAACACGTGGTCCACGATGCCCGAGCCTACTGTAATCAGTTGCCTGTGTTCTTCGCTTACGTACCCTTGTAAGAAAGATAACAGATACGTAATCGATAACAGCACAATCGGAGTAATCATAATCGATACAAGAAATCGGGTCGCAATAATTCCCGTCGGGCTGATTCTCGCAATTCTCGCTGACTGGAACGCTCGCTTAAGTGATTGAATAATCTTCTCTTTCATCGCTTATCACCGTGTATTTCGTTCCGAAGGTCATCAACCCTGGACTCCAAGACTTCGACCCGCCCAACAAGCTGTAAGTGTCGTTGTGCTTGCTGTATTCTGTCTTGCCGAGATAGCTTGATTTCCTCTTTCAATTCTCGCAAGGTTTCAATTAGCGTATCGTACTTAGACGAGAAGAATGTGCGGTCGTTGATTCGGTCTTCTTCAAGCCGTTGTAAGAACGGCCGCACAATAAGGTAATAAGCCATGCCGCCAAGCGTACTTATAATTGTTAAAGTCGTTAGCACATCAGCTAACTCAAAACTCCACGTCCACATCGGAAGCCCCCTTTACAGTCTGTCTTGTTTAACGTATCCGACATCTGTGCCGTAATCCCACGTCGAACCGTCGCAATCAACATTCGCCCAACTAAACACTTTATCGGCGTACCCTTCTTCACGGCCTTTTTGTCTAAATTCAAGGTTAAGCCGTTCGGACTGATTAGGCAAATGAATATGTTCGGGCATTACTGTACCCCTCGGAAAATATGCCTTGCTTGTCAGCTTCGCAAGTAACATCATTCCCGTAATCGTAATATCGTCGCCGCCGCTCGAAAGTTCGTTAAGCTCAAGGCTGTCGAAGTGAAGTGAGTCAAGATTCGGATTATTCCATATCGGGTCAAGCATAGCGTATGCCGGGAAATCCATAACAGCTTGCCCGTCTGCACGACGATAAATCTTCACGCCGTTTTCGTTGAACAGTTCTTCTTCGTGTCCCCCCGTATGTACCGCCGGGATAGTAAGCGAAGCGGCCGTACCGTCGTTACCGGTCGGATACTCCATTGTGAGAATCTTTTCGTTTCCGTCAAACGGAGAAGATAATGAAAAGTCGAGTCGGCCGCTGTCGGGTATCATCTGACGATTGCCATTCGTGTCTACAACATAAAACCCGGGTTGACCTTGCACATGTACGACCGTATCGCCAACAGCCACCGACGTACCGTCAACGAGCTTGAATTCGGCAAGATATGAGGTATAGCGACCGTCAGGAATAACTTCACGCAGTAATGCCTTGAGAACATCCTCGAGGCTGTCGCTGTCGACCTTCATCGCTCTAGCCTTCATCATCTGATACACAGTCGGAAAGTTCATGCTGACCGGCTCGGAGCTACTGCCATTCTGTCCGTGAAGGCTTTCGAGCCATTCGTCAACCGTGCCGACAAAGCCCTGTTCGACCGCAACCTCGTAAGCACTCTTGCCGTCTTTTCCAGGTAGCCCAGGCACCTGCACGGCAATATTAAGCGGATTCGGTAACGTCAATTCTACTTTTTGTTTTTCTTCCATTTTTGTTTTCCCCCTCTTCGACGATGCGGATTAATGCATCGAAACATCTCTTATTATCGTCATTTTTCCCATGACGATTTTGTACGTCCATTCGGGCATATAAATAAATACATCGTACTTTGCGTGCATGACTTTCGGATTCGCTTGAAGGCTTACCGATGACGGGATCCGAACCTCGGCCGTGTTCCCGTTCATTCGGCAGTCGCCTTGCATAATTAGAACCCCGTTTATCGCTCGGACCTTCATTACAACACTGGCGGCTGAATAGTCGCCGTTCTCGCTCGGTATAACGTAATTCCTCGCCCAGTCCGACCCGATATGTAATTCGTCGTCGAAATGTATCATCGCTATACCCTTTCGTACTTAATGCCGATAATGTCAACAATAGACGAGTTTTGAATACTGATTGCAAACATTGTGTTTGTTGACGGAACCCCGGACGAACCCATGTCTGACGTTCGTACTTTTGAATTGATACGCCAAAAACGATTATCTTCAGATATTAGCACGACAGGGCCGGGCGTATTCATTACATAATCCAGTGCATAAACCTTGTGTTCTACAATATATTTTTCGTGTCCTTCATCATACGAACCAATAACCAAAATAGTATCGAACGTTGTAAAGTCTTCAGACAAGTAAATGTCGCCACGATGGAAATCATAATTCATCGCATCACCACTGTATGCCGTGATTCCCGTATTAGCGTTATTCACTGTCCGCACGTCGACCCCGTTATTAAGGCTCTTCATGTGTTCCCAGTCAATAATTGACTTTATAACTAACGGCATGTTGTGGCCGCCTACAATATCAATAACGTTCGATTTGAACGCCATAAAATCGGCCTTATCAGCCTTCTTGTCGAATTGCTTCTTGTGTGCGTCCGTGGCTTCGTCGTGCGTTTTTATTTCCTGCCGTACTTCATCGGCTGATAATCCTTCGGTAACTGTGCCGTTGACGGTTACGTTTTCGGCATTAGAATAGCCAAAAGCAACCGTAAGCGTATGCCGTGTTTCGCCGTTAGCCCCCATAACCGGTAATGTCGCCGGCGTGTCGTCTGTCATGGCCGAAAACAACACCAGTTGTGCATCGGCATTTCGTACATAAAAGCCAATTTCACGCAGTGTAATCGCATCTTGAGTACCTCGGTTCGATACTCTAAACCGCACCTTGCAATCTACCCCGTCTTGAATAACGCTGATAATATCGGCCTTTATCTTCTTATGGCCCAGGTCTGTTGCCTGTTCAATATCGCTGACAGTCCCGTCTCCGAACCATATTTCCTCGATTTTCAGCTTCATTTTGTTGGCCAATAACTCGGCGTGTATCTTTTTCCCGGCATTGGTCAGTTTCGCTTCGCTCCACATATTTTTTGCTCCTTTCTATTCCTTATACGGTTTCGAGTGCCAAGCGGCCGCCGTAATAAACCCGTTCCCGGATTTCGTTCATTCGGTTAATCGATATATCCTCGTTCACACTTTCGGCCACAACCCGACCGCCGAAGTAAATCGTTTCCGTACTCGACTGTTCGCTCTGCGATTTCATGATTAAATTCTTCGGGATAATCGGCTCGGCCCAGTCGTATATCTCTTGCACTCGATTGGCCACATCTCTCGATAACGTAAACCATATTTCATACTTATCGCCGTTGATTTCGGGTAATACATTCCCGATGCCGAATTGGTCGTCCAAGAGTTCTTGCAGCTTTTTAATCGTATACGGCCTACTGCCTCCGAGCAGTGTCATGATGCGGTCACGCCGTACCTCGACCGTGTCATTGACTCCGGGTAGAACGTCGAAAATCGCTTCCCACTGCTCCAGGCCATACCCCGTGGCCGTGCTTATGTACTGGTTGATGAGAATGTCGCACATCGCATCCCACAACGCCCTGAATTCGGGATTTTCAATTCGCATAATTTCCTGAACGTCGAGGCTGTCACGACTTACCGGCGTAAGGTATCTTGATATATCAATATCACGTTCTAAATTCACGCTATGCACCCACTTTCGTGAGTTCGAGCGTGCCAAGTACCGGGACAGCTTCTGCACCCACGCCCGTATTCTCTTCCAGGCCTCTGACCTTAACGCTTGTTACGTCGACAACTCCGGGAATGTTCAATAATGACATCAGAATATAAGCCGGTCTGACGGTCGTTCCCTCCGTGTCGGACTTCTTGCCCCAAGCGGCCCGCTCTTTGGCGAAATACTCTTTGATGGCCTTTTCTGCCACAGGCTTTACATCTTCAATGCTGACCCCTTTGCCGAGTATCACGGATGCGGATACCGGGATAGGCGTTGCCGTCACGGCCTTGACCGTGACCGTGTGACCAATCGGAGCAAGGCCATATCCTTTGCCCTGTGGCGACGGGTCCATGACTTCTTGAACTTCCTTAACGAGGCCCTCGTCGGGTACTTCGTACTCGGTATTAATAATTACGAGCTTAACCGTACCGCCGCCATTCCAACAGCGAAACACCTTCACGCCGCCAACACCAGGGATTGCGAGCGTTTTTTCTTTATAGTCTGCTCCGTTTCCTCCATAGGCCTTCGACTTCAAGGCCTCGAAATACCGTTCCCTGAACGTTTCCGTGTCTTCTTCGTCTTCGCCAGGCGTAATGACCTTTACGATTTTGGCACTCGTTAGGCCGTTAACAGGAATAATCGGCGTAATATCTCCGATTGTCGTGTTACCGCCTCGGCCAAGCTGTTCGCATTTCATCTTATACGTATGTGCGTTGTCATCGACAAGCTCCGTTACAATGAAGTTGTAATTGCCGGAGTTGAACCGGGTATATAGCGGCAACGGAATATCGAATTGACCAAGCACCTCGGCCGGTGTGGCCGCCTCCGGATAAATGTTAAATTCTGCGGCTCGGAGCGTTAAAAACTCCCTGTCCGCTGTCGTGGCGAACGTCTGCCGGAGTATAACCCTGGCCATAATATAAGCCTCGGCCAACTCCAGGGCGGCCGGTGCTGTCGCATCGTAAATAATCGACCCCTCTCGTTTATCGAAAGTAGATCTGACTCGGGCTAACATCCTTTTTTCGATTTTATCGAAGGTCATGTTTTCGTACATTTAAACGCTCACCCCCTTTGTGATATTCTCAAGCGTTCCGAATATCGTTTCCACGTCGAACGCCGCAAATACATCTCCGTCGTCATGGCTGAACTCGAATCCCGTAACTGATATGATTCTGTCGTCGGCTTCAAGTGCTTCCGTGATGCGACGTTGCAACTCGGCGTAAACATACGGTATCGGTTGTCCGAATAGGTCTTCCAATTCAATACCGTAATTCCACGAATAAATCGGATAACGGTATCGTTCCGTACTTAATATTTTGAATACGGCTAACTTCATAGCTTTTAGCCCGTCTGTAAACCCGTTTATTTGCCCGTCGGCCTCGAACTCAACGTTGTATGTATACGAAGGCTGACGGGTCTGTATAATCTCCGGCGAACCTTGCGTTGCCGAAGTCGGTAATAATTCATTCGCTATTTCGTTGTGCACCCCCTGTCGGGATTGTACCAACGGTCAAGGGCTATGTACCTTTGGCCGCCGCTTTCACGCAATAAAATGACCTTGTCGCCAAGGACAAGGCCGTTATGAACTAAGAATTTTTTACGCCCTACATACCCGTGATGATGCGGAGCATAAGCGGCATCGCCACTGCCTCCGCTTGCGTCTTCCGTGATATGGTCAACGCTCATCTCTATCGTATGTTCGCACGTATTCTTTGTTAGCAATATATTTGATTCCGGGATTGTAATTTTTTGGTCGACTGTAATCGCCAACGGAGCCACGCCTGTAACTTCCCCGACAAGAATGTCTGACATATCCAAGTCGGAAAGCGTATTGACGACGATACCTTTCATCGCATCTACAATGCGATTGTAATCATTATGCATTTACGTCGCCCCCATTCGTATAACCTTCGTCGGATACTCACCGTTACCCCAGGCGTAAGCGGCATCGCCGTAATGCATGGCGTATCCTTTACTCGACGAGTTGCCGAAACAACCGCCTGCACCGTCCGCAATAACGACATGGTCATCATCGCCGTAAATGAGTAAATCGCCTTTGTTGGCGTATCCGTTAAACGATTCTGTAACGTATCCCTTCGCCTCCAGATTCCCTCGAAGGGTCGGTACAAGGACCTTACGGATGCGGTACCTTTGTTGTATTCATCAGCCAGGTCCTTGTTGTACCACGACCCAGCTGCACACACCGTGTCCGCACATCCTACAGAACCATACGGACTGACCCTGCCGTCACTCATGGAAAATGCCGTATCGACCTGTGCCGCTGTGCCGCTTCCCATGGCCATACCGCCAATACCCATATGCCGTGCCTCCGACTTCTTCTGTGCCGCCTGTATCTTCTTCACGGCTTCCGCATCTTCGTTCTTCGTGACTTCCGTCTTGCGTTCTTCTTCGTAACTTACGAATAAATCGAGGTCCATTAAATGCACCCCGGTCTTGAACGTGTGTGTGACGGACTCAACCATCATGTACTGATTGATATTTACGTCGCCGAAGTTCTTGTTGATGTACAACAAAGAACCGCCACGAACTCGAATATCCCCGATAACGCCTTTCAATCGTATATCTCGGGTCTTTCTGTTCTTTAGCTTTAGCATGTTCGCCGCACGCTTAACGGCATCCACATCTTTGGCATCAGGAACCAATACGCATTGAAGGCGACCCCATTCCTCGATATGTTCCTTATCCATTTCGACGTATGTGTTCTTCAAGACTTTTCTCGCTCCGTCGGGAACAGTACGATAAACCTTTATCATGTCGTATGTGTCTTTGTCGATAGAAGTCTTATAATCGACATCAGTCATGCAATCATCATCAATATATATATCGGTCTTCATTCCTTCCGTGACCGACTTTAACATCAGCTGACCGCCGTCGTCGTACAGTTGGTAATATTTTTGAGTCTGTATGGTCGTAAGGTCCAAAGCTCTTTGGATAATGTCGGCGAGGGTCTTGTCTTTCTCGATACGTTGCGGTTTTGCCGGGAATTTATAAACCGTGTTGTCGATTTCCCCGACTTTTAATCCGAAGTCCTCGGCAATGTTCTTAATGAGGTCTGTGGCCGTAATATCACCATATACGTAACAATCCTTGTTCTTTAAGTACCGTAGTTGGTCGTAAGCTGTCACAGAGATAATCGCCGACTTGTCCCGGCTCTTCTCGAATACCGTTCCCACGAACACCAATTCGCCATTTACTTTAAACTCAATGTGATTGCCTTCTGTGAAGTCCAGTATGTCATCTTTCGGGATTTTTATCGTGAGTTTCGACGGCTCGCAATCAATGCCCCTAGTCAGTTGTACATCATCCAGTACGTCGCATAAAAACGTCTTATCCTTGTTCGTAATGACGCATTGATACTCTAAGGGTACGGGCATCGGGTACTTTGTGAGTACCCGACCTGACTTTTTCGGCTCTTCCTTTTTCTGTTCGTCTGCCATTACGTCATCCGACCCCCGTTCTGTACCTTCTCGGCGAGTGATTCATCTTTTAATTTAATCAGCTGTCCATAAGTCAGAAGGGCCGGCACGGCAATTTTATTTAAAGCCGCTATGGCGAATAGGTTATCCGGATTGCCGAGTTGAGTCCGCACAACTTGTTGAAGTGTTGCCCCGAATCCACTCTTTACGGATTTCGGTACTTCCTTGCCCGTTGTCGGTCTATCGCCTTGTACCGTTCCCGTGACCTTTCCGTTTTCGTCCGTCGTGACCTCGATGCGTTTCGCTCCCCAATCCTTCCACTTCTTTAATTTTATGTTCGCATACATATCGAACCCTTCGTCGGCCGAATCTTCGAGTGTCCAGTCCTCGAGGGTGCATTTCATGTTGTTCATTCCAAGCATCGAGCCTTTCGGACTCATGCGGACCATGATGAACTGTATAACGCCTTTCTTCTTTAACTTCTCCAACTCATCGAGGTAGTATTTCGCCTTACGGCCCTTGAACAACGTCGACTGATTGAACGGGTAGTTACTATTAGGCAACATGAATTTGAAGCTGACTTCCGTCAGTCCGGGCGGCTTAATGATATTGACTTCGCCCTTGCCGATAAGGTCTATTGTTTCGTTCTTACCGGCGATAGTCGTCGTCATTTCGGCCGGCGGTATCGGTATCTCCATTCTATCAAGGTACATGTAATACACTAGATACCGACCCCCTGTCTTTGCCCGTTCACGGCCTGTTCAATACCCTTCCGAAGATCCGATACGAATCCGTCCATATCGGTATCGTTATTGATTGTTACGTCGTTGCTGATGTTTACAACCGTGTTTTGTTTAGTGAATTTGCTTAATGCGGAATGGACGGCTGCATCTCGCAGCTCTTTAATTTCCGTTTCCGTCATGTCGACTTTATCGGCGATTCGCTTCGTGTTATCGGCGGTTTGTTTAGCGTTTTTCGCCGCTTCTTTGCCGCCACTTCCTCCGGCCGCTCCGTCCTTACCGCCGCCGCTTTCAATCTTCGACGCATCATATTCGCCAGGCTTGGAGAATTCGGGCATCTTCATCATATCTCCGATGCGGTCACCAATCCCGTCGCCGATTTCGTACCCGGTTTGAGCGAAGTCTGAAATGTTCCCGTACTCCATTTTCTGTGCGACAGTCACCTCGCCGCCGGAAACAGCGAAATGCTCGGCCTGTAATACGTTTTCCCCGATGTGGTCAATCGCACCGCCGATAACGGACTTAATCCCGGGAATGTTCCCGATAAGGTCGATAATGGCATTTACGGCCGCTTTTACATACCCGACGATACCGTTCCATATGTCAATAAACAAATTGGCAACAGCCGCCAACGGGTCACGGAATACGTTAGCAAAGAAGTTCGCCAAGGCCGCAAAAATGTTCCACACGAATACAACCGTGTTGTATATTACGCCGCCCAGGATTCCGAACAAGCCTCCAACAAGGCCCGTAACGGATATAGACGTGTCCGCAAAATAATTAAACACGTCAACGGCCAAGAATACCAATGCTACAATGGCAACGATACCGGCTATAATCCATGTTATCGGGCAGGCCGCAAGGGCCACGTTTAGCCCGTCTTGTGCGGCGGTCATTGCAATAAGTGCTGCCGTCTCGGCCCAGTCTGCCACGGTTTTAGCCACAGTCGCAACTGCCGCCGCTCCCATAGCAAAAGCACTCGATGCAAGCGGAATCACTAATGCCGTAATCGCTCCGGCTAGCACCACGGCCGCAATCTTCAACGCAACCATATGATTACGCACGAAGTTGGCCATGCCGCTAAAGGCCCATACAATCGTATTGATAGCTGCATCAACGCCTCGAACGATAATCCAAAATACGGGTGCTAACGCCTCCAGGGCCTCGGCTATTCCTTCCACGGCTTGTCGAACAGCATCACTATTCGCCAATTGTGAAATGCCTTCAAATACAGGCGTGAACGCTTTTAACGCCCTGTTCTGTATCATCGTGAAATGGTCGCCCCAACGCTTCGGCATCGTTTCAAATTGTGCGTTGATTTCCTCCATGTTCTCGCCGATAGCCTTCTTAATAACCTCGGCGGTAACTTTACCCTCGGCGGCTAATTGTTTAAGCTCTCCACGGCTTACGCCCATGGTTTTAGCAATTATGTTCTCGATAAGCGGTGCGTTTTCGGCAATGCTTCGGAATTCATCACCCTGTAACTGCCCTGATGCCATGCCTTGTGTTAACTGCAACATGGCATTCTTTTGGGCTTCCTTGCTACTACCGCCGATAACAAACAGCTTTTGAACGCCTTCCATAAAGTCGACCGCTTCCCTCGGGTCGGGGAAAGCATCATGGGCCGACATAGCTAATTGTGATACGGCGTTGGCCATGTCCAAATAACCGCCCCTAGCTTTTTGTGCCGACTGATAAATGCGTTCATTCAGAATGATAGCGTTCTGCTGACTCCCCGTAACCAAATTCATGCGGGCTTGTATCCCGGCGTATTCTTCGGCCGTTCCCATAAGCGACGAGATGCCGTTTTGTATGGTGGATAACGCTGTCGTTACCGCACTGGCTGCTAAACTACCAATCATCATTTGAAACGCACCGCCCATGCGTTCACTCATAGCCGTTGAACCGCTCGCAACCTTCTTCATGCGGTCACTCAAGTTATTCATGCCGTTTGATGCTTTTCGGGTAGCCTGTGCCGCCCTGTCCATTGCGTCGGGAATGTTCGTCGACAGCTTTATGTAATTGTTAATTGTTGCCATGTGCTACCCCTTCCCGATTTTAGCCATTTCCGCTTTCTCGGCCTGTACGTGATAGTTCATAAAGGCGATTACGGCGGCTTTTTCGTTCTCATCCATGCTGACGAACGCCCTCGGCCTGATGCCGTACTTCACGAAAGCCAAGTACGCAAACGAGGTTTCCGGGTCGTCCGTCTTTATCAGTTTTTTACTTCTTTGATTTTATCGTCGAGGCCGACTTTAAAGCCTTGTGCCTCGGATACGGCACTAGCCAAATCGGCATATTCGCCGGGTAATAACATGACCTTCAACAGTTCGCCCGGGTCATTAGCACCCCAAGAATTTTGTAATTCGATTTCGTCGAGATTCGGGTATGCGATAGTTTCGGTAATCAGATCCGAATTGAACCCTTCGTTGTCGAAACGTTCTTTATATTCACGGGTCCCCGGTACAAGTACCTTTTTAGTGTGACGGTCACGGATTCTATCGAGTTCTTTGGTCGTCAGCACTTTAATTTTCCATTCAATCGGCTTGCCGTTTTCATCCTTGAATCGGTCGGATGCTACATACCCAACTTCGCTTTCGATTTTTACGTTTTCTTTCAAAAACGCACTGAAATTTTCTGCCATTCTTTTTGCCCCTTTCACTTATATATAAAAAGAAAAGGAATGAAGGCCCTATGCCTTCATTCCGTCCAATTCTTTAAACTTCGTGGCCCATTTTACGTCCTCGAACGTGAAATTGATTTCATCCTCGAGCCATTCTCCGTCTGCGTTGAAGTTAGCGACGGTACCTTCATCGATATTGCATCCCTTTAAGATAACCGTTTGTGACCCGGCGTGACTGGTCGGGTCTTCGTTCGTTACTTGCATATCGAAATACGTATCCGTGCCGCTCTTCATCATGTTTTCAATCATATCATCGAAAATCGACGTGTTTTTGTAAATCGTCAGCTTGCCGCTCCCTTCGAGCGACGTGGATTTATTTCCTTTCATCATCTTGCCAAGGATTGCCACTTGCTTTTTGTTCTTTTTTACAGTGGCTTTTAAATCTTTGGCCTGGAATAACAATTTACGAGTGCTGCCAACGATTATATAGCAGTTGGCCAATTTGGCACTGATTACGTCGGCCGCTTCCATTGTTCTGATTGCATCCGGCATGTATATCCCTCCTTACGCTACGACGACGGTCATGTACAGTTTTTCCATGGAAACCGTCGGCTGTAATTGAACATCGACTAAAACATCTTCCTTGTTATCGCCTTGCGACGGAATGGGAATATCTTTATCATCGAAATTCTGAATCGCACGCACACGCTGATATTCTTCGGCTAAATAAACCAAGTCAGCCCACAACGCTTTGCGGCCGTCTTCATCGTTCTGCACCTTGTCGAGATACGTCTTATTAAACAAGCGTGCTGCATCGATAGCCCAGTTATCGAGCACTCGGATAACCTGGTTAAGTGAAAAATCACGGCTCTTTTCTTTCGTAAATTCCGTGAACGTGTTAATGTCCTTCAATACTCGGACTTCACCCGTGACGTTGCCGCCTACAGAATCCGTTACGGAATGGAACATAAACATGCCGTTCTTAATAGCTTGTTCCAACTCGAATTGCTTGTACTTCGTGTTAATCGTGTACTCGCCTGTATACTTACGGTTGCCGACCGTTTCATTAATTGCACACGACGCTTCTTGTCCGGTTACCCAGTATACGGCACTGCCTTTTTCCGCTCCGCTGTCTGTAACGTCATTGAGTACCGATATAACGCCTTCGTCATTAACGCCTTGCTTGCCGTGGATAACCAACTGGAATTTTGCCCCCGTCTGTACTCTGCACCGATGAGTGAAGTTGATTAAAAGGCCCTTGATAGCGTCATCAGAACCTGCATAACCAAGCACATTAAAATAATACGGCTCAAGCATTTCCAGGCCGTCCTGATAGTTCTGTGTCGTAACGGCTGCTCCGTTCGTACCGCCTGTAAGGGCCGTGTAAGCAGTCGCCGCCAATGTAGCCGCCTTCTCGAATTTCAAATACTCATTGTCGACGAGGTCCGCAGCCGTCTTTACGCCCGACTGTTTCGCTACTGCCTGACGATTGTTATCTGTCGTCATGTACGTTGTAACGATAAAAGCTCCTGAGTTATCCGGATCTGACTGTACCGAAACCCCCAGTGCATTGCCTCTAATACCCGCATATTTCGCCTTGGCAAGCGTGCAAGATGCGACAGCACCGTCACTATTAAGACGATAGAAATACCCCGTTTTAAGGCCTGTAAATAAATCTCTAAGGCCTTTCATTTTCGGATGCGTGTAATCATACCCAAAATACTGCATACAGTTCTTTTGGAATTCGTCTGCATCGACTCTGAATACTGTACCCGACGGGCCGTAATCTAATTCAAGCATCATTGCCCCGAACCCTCGGTCGGATACTTCTGCCGATGCCCGTACTTTCGACACGAAATTAATATACGTACCCGGTAAAACTTTGTTATGGAACAAGAACGTTCCGCCGCCTAATGCCATTACGCTGTTCCCTCCTTATTCATTTACGGACTTTTGCACCCGGTGTGTAAGTGCATCGCTTAACACCTTGTCCACTTCGTCCGCTCCGTATAACTGACCGGAATTCAATACAGTATCAAGAATATCTCGATACCGCTTAAATCGGTCAGATTGTAATATAGTCACCTTATCGAACCGTTCGACGATGCTCTTCGGCTCTTCCTTTACGGCGACTTCTGTGTTTTTATTGGTCGCTGTTTCCATTTTTAACTCCTTCCGTGATTCCGACTCGATGCATCGCCTCTTGTCGTTTCCCGGCTTTTCGTCGCAAATCTTCCAGGGTCAATAAGAAATGCATCACGCCGTCCGTCACCTTATACGAACGCTTTTTGCTTCTCATCAGTTGGCCGTCGACTGTTATGTACTCTAAGGCTGAATACAGTCGTTCGCCCACATCGTGAAGTTCGCCTCGCACGTCCTCCGGTAAGTCCTCTTCATTAAGAAAGTAGAGTATCTCGAAATCGTTCGTCCGGTCGTACAGGCTAGAAACGTGTAAATCCTCGGACGAATTCACAAGGCTGATATAAAAGCACGGGAATTCTGCCCCGTTCTCCTTGAATTCGAGGTATACCGGTCGTCCTGTTTCCTTGTGAACAGCCGTCGCAATGCCCGTAAGAATGTTACTTATTGAGTTCACGCAAATACCCCCTGACAACCCTATCGAGAATCCTCCCGGCGTTCTTATCCACGACGCTTTCGGCCGCATCGGTCATATGTAGCCCCTCGACCCAGGGCTTTTTTAGTCTTGCCCCGTGTACCACGCCGCCAATCGGTGTGCCAAGCATCGGAACGTATCGACCCACTTCTTGACGATGCCCTTCATCTACGAAAGACGCATACCGGGATGTGTTGTACACTTTAGCCGCCGCCGTCGTTCCCGTTATCTTTGCCGCATCCACTCGCCACGAATTCCGTGTTTGTTGTGTATTGTAGTGGTACGTTAGGTATATCGCCTTGCCGTTTTTATCTCTACCCATAAAGGCTTTGACTGACCCTCGCTTGCCGACAGGCGTTCGCTTTTTCGCTTCCCTTACATATAAGGCCGCTAACTGATTCGTGCCGGCTTCTAATACTCGTTTCGTATCGGCCTTGCCGTCCAGTTCCTGAACCTTATCGCAAAAAGATTCAAATTCTCGGATGTCAAATTCGACGCTTGCCATTATCGTTTCTCCAGTAATTCAAGTTGAATTTCTTGATGTGTATCGTATTTTGCCGGAGTGGATGCCGCCTTGTACCAGGTCACCCCTTCGTTATGCGATACGGCAATGCGTGACCCCTTCGGAATCTTCGCATCCGGATATGTAAACAGCACGATAGACTGGGTGAAGGATGCTACCCCTTCACCCGTTCCGGTCGTGCTTGTCTTATACGAAGATTCCGA